CTGTCAAGATCTGATGGATAATTTACGTTTTTCACAGAAAATGGTCTCGCAAAAGATGATTAAATTGATCCAGACGTGGACGCCGTCAAAAGTGAAACGCATCTTAAATGAAGAGCCGACGGAAGAATTCTATTCAAAAGATTTCACGAAATACGACATTACGATCACCGAAGGCATGTTGACCGACACGCAAAAGCAAATCTATTTCCGACAACTAGTGGATTTAAAGCAGCTTGGAGCACCCGTTACGGGCGAAATGTTGGCACGTGCAGCACCGATACAAGGCAAGTCTACATTCAACGACGAGCTGGCAGAAGTCGAGAAGCAACAAGCAGCTCAAGCCCAAGCACAAAATCAGATGCAACAAGATTTACTGGATTCACAGCGTCAGCTAGCACAGTCACAAGCCATCTACAACATCTCAGGATCGAAAGAACGCTTCACACGTTCAGTAGCAAATCTAGGACTCGAAGACGAACGGGCAAGTAAGGCTGTACTAGACAGATCAAATGCAGCACTAGAGCGTATCAAAGCAATCAAAGAACTTCAGAGCATGGATGACGACAGATTATTGAAATATGTTGGCGTAATTCAAGCGATGGAAGAACAAAGTCGCATGCAAGAAGAGCAAATCAAAAAAGACAACGTATCAATAACAGCTAGAGCGGAAGAAATCAGTAATCCACAACAACAACAGCAACCGCCGATGCAACAAGTTCCACAAACAACCCCCACCCAGGGGCAACCAGGAGTGTCTATATGAAGCGCAAGGACTATTCAATGCCAAGCAAATCATCTAAAGGCAGCTATATGAACGGAGAACCAGAAGGCCGTGTAAAGCGGACTTACATGTGTCCCGTTGAGATCGGAAAAGGTTTTGCAGAAGTAAAGCCGTTGTTCCAACCAGGTAGTCTGGGCTATTCACAACAAGCCTTTGATTATAAATATTAATTTTACCAGGTAAGAATGAAACAAGAAACGGGCGAAACGAGAGATGCAATAATGGAAGATGTGCAGAAGCAAATTGATGCCATCATTTCCGCAAACAAACATCGTAATTCTATTTACTGGATCGTGCTTTTTGCAAAGCCGTTCCGACAACAAGTAGATGGAAAACCGACCCTGATACAGCATGTAAAGCCATACGCCACTAAGCCAAAAGGCCAAGTTGGGATGATCGTTGCATCTGTAGACAATTCATCTGGGAAAATTAACTGGGAAATCAACATGCCACAGAAGCCTTTTGATTTCGACAAGCTTCAAATTTATGGAGCAAAACGCTGTGACGAAGTAATCACCGAGAGTACAACGATCACAGGGGCGTATATAACGCAATAACACAATAATGCCGCCGATTTTCGGGCGAACAGGTTAATTATGAATGAATTAGCAACGGACGATAACATAACTGGTGCCGTCGACCAGGTAAATAATTATAGCGAACCACAACAAAGCGTACCGCAACAAGTCCCACTTGAGGCGCTACAAGCTGAGCGTGCCTCTAGACAGAATTTACAAGATGAATTACGCATAATCAAGGATCACTTAGCTTTGATTCAGTCTCAGCAGCAGCAATCATCACAGAAACCAGTAGCAAAAGATGCTTTGGAGTCACTAGATGACGGCGATGTTCTGACAGTCGGCGAATTTAAAAAAGCGCTGAGTCAAAAAGAACAACAATATCAAATTGGATTGCAAGAGCTGAAAATTTCGCAAAAATATCCCGATTATGCAGATATCGTATCTAAATATTTACCAGATGTTTTAAACAAAAATCCCAGCTTACGAAGCACCTTACAGTCCTCACAAGACTATGAACTTGCATATTATCTAGCTAAAAATTCAGACGCATATAAAGACGAGAATAAAAAAGTAAGAAAACATGCTGACGCTGAACGAATAATTCAGAATTCGCAGCAAACAGGCTCTGTATCTAATGTGGGGAGTACTTCTCCAATGAATACAGCTAGACGATATAAAGACATGTCCGATGAAGACTTTAGGCAGGCAGTAAATCGTAATATGGGGTCATTTTAATCAGGAGATTATTAAATGACAATTACAACAGTAGCAGTATTACCACCAGCAGTGAGAGAATACTATGATCGCTTGTTATTAATGACTGCATATCCAGCATTAATACATACAAGATTTGCACAGAAAAGAATGTTGCCAGAAAAGAACGGGGATACTATTGTATTTCGTCGTTATTCAAAATTGTCAACGGTTCCGATTCCGTTAGTTGATGGCGTGACTCCCCCAGGAGCTCCATTAAGTGCAACGAATATTAAAGCAAGAGTTAGTTTTTACGGTAGATTAGATTTTGCAGCATAAGAAGTTGCCGTAGTAAAATGTCACTGAATTCGGGGAAACTCCGCAAAGGACAATCCCGAGCCAAGCCGAAAAGGAAGGTGTAGAGACTATGTTTGATAATAGATTAGAGTTTAAAGGTGCAGTAATAGGAATGGTATTAGGTGATGGGTGTATACCCAAATTAATGGAAGGTAGAAATACTCAACATCTTCAGTTAGCGCATAGATCAGCAGATAGAGAATATGCTGAATATAAGAAAAGTTTATTATCTTTTCTTAATGAAACAAAAATAACTGAATCATCGAATACTGCTAATGGTATTACATATCCATGTGTAGTTGTAAGAACGTTGTCACATCCATTTTATAATAGCTTATATGAGCATATGTATTATGATGGTAGAAAAACAGTTACAGAACACGTTATGAAATGTATTACGCCATTAGGTTTAGCATTATGGTATATGGATGATGGAATATTGGCTGGAGAAATGGGATGGAGAAATCCATTTATATGCAGTCATAATTTCAATCAAGTTGAAAATGAATTAATGTGTAGAATGATTCATAAAAAATTTGGTATTACATTCAGAGCGATAAAGAAAAACGTTAAAGATAAAACCTATTACTGGATGCGATTAAGGCGTAAAGATCGAGATAAATTTTTTGATATAATAAGGGAATTCGTTCCCGAATGCATGAGAAGAAAAATTGATCCATCTGTGAAGAATGTAATAAAAAAATACGCCTCCAGGCACATAAAGAATTTTACGATGTAAATAAAAAATGTTCTGGAAAAACACACTCTAATATGTGGAAAGACAAAAGAAGTGACACAGGTATTTTACCTGAAGATATAGTCCGACCCATATAGCAATATATGGAGATACCAGAAATGAGTATCCGCTAGAAATAGTAGTAACAATAAGAATTTTGTAACAATAACTAACCAAGTTCAACTAACCGTTGAAGATAGAACTATAAACGAAGCGTCTAGATTATTAGCTCAAAACTTGGGTCAAACCATGGACGAGCTAACTAGAGATGTTTTAGCTTCTACTAGTTCAGTGCTGCAATGCAGTAATGGCGTGAACGGAAATACCCCGACAGAATTAACAAAAGCTGATATCGACGCAGCAGTGAAAATATTGTTGGGAAATGACGCTGATATGATCTCAGAGGTCATAAATGGTTCCAATTTGTTCGCAACAGCGCCTATAAGACCCAGTTTTATGGGTTATATTGATACTGACCTTCTAGACGATCTAGAGGCAGTAGCTAACTTTATCTCCAGTGCTAATTATCCGAATAACTCCCGAGTTATGGACAACGAATGGGGTTCTACAGGTAACGTGAGATGGTTATATACATCTGTCGGTAGCGTATCTAGTGCTACACCAGCAGTATTTAATAACTTTATCGTTGGTAAAGAAGCTTATGCATGCGTGCATCTGGGCAGTGAAAGCGGTGAATTCTATATTGAGCCATTAGGCTCAGCTGGAGCAGCCGATCCATTGCACCAAAGGGGCTCCGTTGGCTTCCAGCACCCATTCGTTGCACGCATTTTGAATGATAACTTTATGATGAACCTTGAGGCAACCCATTCATAATATAGGAGATAAATAAAATGGCACAAATTAAAACATTTTCTTGGACGAACGCTAACCCAGCTTTAGCTAGAAATATCAGCGTCGGCTTTACAGTAGCCGAAATATTAACAATTGACGTTACAAACGGCGGATCATGGATCTGGGTTACTGGAATGCCAGCAGCCTCTTCTATGGTCGTAGAAACAGGTGCTGTATCACTAGCAAACGGATTTACTCCGTTAGCGCAGAATCCAGCATATGGAGCGACAATTTCAGGCTTCACAAATGCTAACCCAGGTGTTTTGACTGTTAATGACACAGCGACATTTGGTTTTGCAGTCGGCGACACTGTGAAAGTTGCAGAACTTGCAGACGACCTTACAGGAGCCAGTTTGAACGGCAGTTACACAATTGCTTCTTTAACAGCTACTACAATCACTTTAGTTGAAAGTACTGCTGCATTGTCAGTGTATGTGTCTGGTGGACGTGTAACACGAGTCATGGATGTAAATGATGTTCCAATCACGATATTCAACTTTGCAATTCAGGGAATGACAATTGGATCGACTCCAGTTGGCGCAAACTCTGCAGACATGGTTTGTATCGTAAAAGGACAAAACTCAGTTGTTTAACAATTTGTCGGGGGTTATTCCCCCGATTTTAACTTTAACAGGAGATAAAAATGAGCGAGATGAGATCGAAAAAATTATCAGAAAAAGAAATGGCTGAACTGCCGATTCTACGACAAGTTTCGGAAAAAGAAGAAAAGTATTTACGTGAAATACATGAATACGAATTCTTCAATCTAGAAGAACCAGGGCTTATGAACACTTTTACGTATGGAAATACTAAAAAAAATCACACATTTACATTTCTTCACGGTGGAAAATATAGATTACCACGTTTTATTGCTAATCATATAGAATCCAAATCAATACCGATCTGGATTAGAAAGCCTGATGGCACTGGGCGGATGGAAAAAACAAGAGCTGGTAATAGTCCACGATTTCGTATGAGTCAATTGTTCGCAGCTTAGAAGGTGGTATATGGCATTTTGGACGCTAGCAAATATTCGAGCTAAAGTTAGACAAGTCACGGGTCGTTTGACCCCTGGCGAGTTATCTAACCAGCAACTAGACGATTATATCAATAGATATTATCAATACACGTTTCCAGCTGAACTGAAGCTTGAGAAAAAACATGTATATTATGAGTTGCTAACTGTTGCAAATACTGTGTGGTACGATCTGCCGAACGATCAGTATACGAATTGGGAGCCCCCAGCGTCAATTGATAATCTAGAACTGTTGTGGTACCAAGACCCAGCAGCTTTTTTCTGGGATAATCAACAAACTATCTCTCAAATGACTCCCTGGACGGGTGACGGCGTAACTACTATATTTAATACGACAATTACGCAGTTTCCGATACTTCCGTCTTCGCTGGTGATCACAGACAACACCGAGGTGTTTCAAGACAACAGCCAGACGTGGACGACAGCAAACGTTAACATCGCTGGATCTCTGGGTGGTAATGCCGTCGTCAACTACTCGACAGGCGTAATTACAGTAACATTTGCAAATGCGCCAGCTAACGGCCAGCTTATATATCTGTCTCTGATACAATTTCAGGCAGGAAGACCCGTTGCAGTATTAATGTACAATAATCAATTCGCTTTTTATCCGCCCCCCGACACGGCATATCGTTTCAAATTACGAGCATATTCAATTGTATTACCGCTTGTTAACGCCACAGATCAACCTGAACTAGATCAGTGGGGCGCATGTATAGCCTACGGTGCAGCTAGAGACATTTGCGCCGATAATGGCGAAATG